AACAATGTCCGAGGAATACCTCTTCTGGGATAATGACACCCTGATGAAACAGATCGGCGCGGAGTAGCTCATTGCACCCGCTATGCCCCCGGACTGAGGTAGGGCAGCCAACCCATCGTGGCTTACGGCTGCCCGCTAGATTCGCGGGCGATTGGAACGCGCATAGGTTCTTCAGCAGAGGCTAACCCTGCTCCCGCATGAAAACGCTCTGGTCCTGCGAAACGCGCTTGTGTTGAGGCTCGACCGCTTCCGCGCAACGCGTAGGAGAATCGCCCATCCGCAAGACACTCCATGTTGGCGCCTGTGGTGGGAGTATATCGGCGTTACGAACCGTTGAAAATTCCGGTTGCACAACAGTTGCACAATTACTCCCGAACAGTGGCTGTTTGCCCAACAATGAGGCAACTCATCCGACCGTAACCAATTGATTCCGAACAACAGCGTGTGGAATCGGGAATTTGCTAAACCGTTGTAGGGGCCAAAACTCCTACCGGGGGTTCGAATCCCCCCTTCTCCGCCACTACTCTGTACGCGTCCAAGTCGCGCGGTGACTGAGGAGCTTTAGAACGATCGGAGAAGTCTCTTCTCCTGCTCCCGCCAGTTGAGCGGCACGCCGTGTTGAATTTCCTTTATTGTGAGGTTTCGAGGGTGCTTACCGGTTAGGAGTGCCTCCGTGATGCGCGGCGATAGTCTTGCGCCCTGTAAGATTCGTCTCACATACCGCCGAGTTAGAGCTGTTTTCTGAGCAAGTTGCCCGACCGTACTGATCTCACCCGTAACGATTTGCTCGTACCAGTTGTGCGCGCGGGCTATAGCCTTCACTAGCGACGGCACACGCGATCCTTCGAAGCATGCGCCACCCTTAAGCGGAGCAATTACTCGCAATTCGCCTCTTTGACGCAGAGCTTGGAATGCGCTGGTCAGTTTGAGGATCGTCGATTTGCCGGTGAACGAAGGCGAGATGGCTTCGACATTCTCTTCCAATAAAGTTGCGACCAGCTTGCTCTTGTCAATCTCAATCCACAAGGTTGTCTGGCCTATCGTCACACGTTTAAGTATGGTCCTGATGAACTCATGTTGCTTCGACACTTCAAGCAGCAGCCATTTCTTCGCGAGATCCTTGGCCCTTTCTGTAGCTGCCCCTTTGCTTGGGCTATTTTTCATCCCGGTCGTGCACTTCTTGGGCGTCTGAAGCAAGAGATGTACCTGCGACTTGACAAGTTGTTCGAGCTCTTGGGCTGGAAACCGAGTGATTGCGGGCTTGCCGCCAACTTGCTGGATCACGGTTTGTGAAGTGTAGTAACGATAGCGCTTGGCGTTTTTCACAGCATGCGTCGGTGTGAACCGGACGCCGTTACTATCACAAAGCATACCGCTGAGTAGGCTCGGCGTCGCGCGGGACTTTCCGCTTCGATGTGCCTGATTATTTTTTAGCAGGCGCGTTGCGACTTGGTCCCACAGCTTCCGGGGCACAATGGGTCGATGTAGCCCCGGATACGACTGGCCCCGGTGGACAACTTCTCCGATGTACATGCGATTGCTGAGCAGGTGGTATAGCGCGCCCCGAGAGTACGGCGCGCCCCCGCGGGTATAACCTGCTTCACTTCTGCGAATCTTGCTGCGAATCCGCTTCCGATCCAGGAACTCTTTGAGTTTCCTCACGCATCCGAGGCGAAGGTACATTTGGAAGATTTCGCGAACTACGTCTGCGTCAACCTCATTGACAATGAGTCGACGGCCGACGCAGTCGTAACCTAGAGCCACTGTGCCTCCCATCCACATGCCTTTTTTCTTCGATGCTGCAATCTTGTCTCGAATCCGCTCCCCAGTGATTTCTCGTTCGAACTGGGCGAATGATAGCAGTACGTTTAGGGTGAGCCGGCCCATCGAACTCGTGGTATTGAACTGCTGCGTTACACTGACAAAGCTGATTTTATGGGCGTCCAGGATTTCAATTATTTTGGCAAAGTCCGCTAGAGATCGAGTGAGCCGATCTACTTTGTAAACGACGATGGTATCGACCATACCCGAACGAACATCATTCAGGAGCTGTTTCAACGCGGGACGCTCCATCGAACCGCCTGAGAAACCTCCATCGTCATAGTGATTGGTCAGCACAGTCCAGCCTTCATGCTTTTGACTGAGGACGAAGGCGTCGCAAGCTTCCCGTTGGGCCTCAAGGGAGTTGAACGATTGATCTAATCCTTCTTCGGAAGACTTTCGCGTGTAGATGGCGCAGCGGACGTTCTGTTTAGTCATCGCGGTGACCTGGAGCAGACTTGCCATTCTTGAGACCGAAGAAGGCGGGGCCGGACCAGCGGGTTCCGGTAATCTTACGAGCTATCTCCGAAAGGCTGCGGAAGCGCGCGCCACGATATTCGTAGCCAGACTTGGTCGCGATGACCTCGTGCGTCTCTCCTTGCCATCCACGAAGAAATCGAGTCCCTACCTTAACGGTGGGCCTAAGAATGAGCTTCGTCGAACCTGCTGACTTTTCGAGGCTTCGGGCTATTCGGCGCAACTCGGATAGCGCTGACGAACTCAGGCCCCCGTAGGCTCGTTCTTGTATTCGATAAGCAAGAAACGGGATTAGCAGTTCACGGCGGATCCCGGGTGGAGCGGATCGTTGATAAAGTTTCTGCCAGATCTCCAACAGCTGCCCTCGGGAGAAAGTGCGCAATTTTGCTATTTGCTCCCCCACTCTCGCGTCCATTTGCCCCTCCGGCGCACCAACACATGACCGCTTGCCGGAGGCCGAACAGTCAAGCGAAATCCTTCGCTTCACAGAGGGTGTAAAATCAGGGAGACCAAGGAGGACGAGATGAAAAAAATGGGACGGCCTCGAAAAAACGGGATCGTAGGTCCAAAGCATTTGGCGCGCGCTTTGATGATCGTTAACGCCTATTCGAAGGCCCGTTGCGACGGCTCAAAGCATAGTGACGCCGTCAGCGAGACGGTTGACGCCATTAAGCAGTTGGCTCCTGGTATCCGTATTTCGCAGACTGAGGTTAAGCGTGTTGTGGCCGAATTCTCGCCTCGAGGAAGCCAAATTGCACTCACCGTGGAGTCTTCGATTCTAGAAGGCCAGGAAGCAGCGATACGGCGGTATCGTGCGCGCATGATGGAATCCGCTGGGATCAAAGGGTTTCCGGATATGACCGACCCCGATCTACAAAAGCCCCTGAAGACTTTCATCTTTGGCTTCGGTAAGAAACCTCATTATCCTCGGACCAATGCCAAGAAGTCCAAATCTTAAAAGCCTCGTTTTAGTAATTCCCTGAGCTACAGCCGTTCGACTTTTCAGGACCCAAATCTACCTAGGTTTCACAAGTCAAATCAATTATGTTGAGGTGTGTCGATTCCAAATCGAGGTTTTACATGAATCAAACATCAAGGCGTCCCGCAGAAGCGGTGGTATCGCATCGCGATCCTCTGCTGCGAACTCTGCTAGTCGAATATCTATCGGTAGCTTCCCTCCTGCTGAATCCAAAGAATCCCCGCTTGCACAGCGAGAAACAGATCCAGCAGATTGCCAGGAGCATCACCGCCTTCGGCTTCAACGTTCCCATTTTGGTTGATGCTGATCTACAGGTGATCGCTGGACATGGGAGGGTGCGGGCCAGTCAGTTGCTTGGCATGACCCACGTGCCGGTCATCCGCCTGGAGCATCTTTCCGAACACCAGAGACGAGCTTTCATGATCGCCGATAATCGGCTCACCGAGAACTCGGCTTGGGATGGTCGTTTGTTAGGTGAGCAGCTGAAAATCCTCGCGGAAGCAGAACTGAGCTTCTCGCTGGAAACAACAGGTTTCGAAATGGGTGAGATCGACATGTCCATTGACAACCTCGAGCCCGCAACTGAGGGCGAGACGGATCCGGCCGACGCCCAACCTGAATCCTCTACAGTCCAGGTAAGCCGACTCGGTGATGTTTGGAAGCTCGGCAAACATCGTGTGCTATGCGGGGACGCGCTTTCACGAGACAGCTACGCGCAACTACTGGGCGATGAGCAGGCCAGCATGGTCTTTGCCGATCCTCCTTATAACGTGCCCATATCCGGACATGTCAGCGGTAACGGCAAAGTCTGCCACCGCGAGTTTCCCATGGCATCTGGGGAAATGAACGAGGTGCAGTTCATTGAATTCCTGACACGGAGCCTCACCTTGCTCGCGGAGTTCAGCTTAATGGGCAGCCTGCACTACATCTGCATGGACTGGCGACATATGCGGGAACTGCTCACGGCTGGCCATGCCGCTTTTTCGGAACTCAAGAACCTTTGCGTCTGGACCAAGGACAATGCGGGGATGGGATCGTTCTATCGGAGCCAGCACGAGCTGATTTTCGTTTTCGAATACCGCGGAGGTTCGTATCGCAATAATATACAGCTTGGGCGGTTTGGCCGGTCGCGTAGCAATGTCTGGCAGTATCCAGGTGTCAATTCTTTTGCGCGCTCCACCAACGAAGGCGACTTACTCGCCCTTCATCCCACTGTAAAGCCGGTTGCGCTAGTTGCGGACGCGATTTTGGATTGTTCGGCACGCGGCGATCTAATCCTCGATCCTTTCTTGGGTAGTGGAACCACCATCATCGCGGCAGAAAGAACAGGTCGCAGGGGCTACGGAATAGAACTTGACCCTGCCTACGTCGATACTGTCGTGCGCAGGTGGCAGAAGTTTACGGGCCTCGAGGCGGTGGATCAAGTCAGCGGCGTGACGTTTACCAAGCGCGAGGGGGAAACCAGACATGACAGCAAATGATGAATCTACCTATGACGTCGGATTCGGCAAGCCGCCCAAGAACAATCGATTTCGGAAAGGCGCTTCCGGCAATCCTAAAGGAAGACCGAAAGGCAGGCGGAATTTAGCGACTGTGTTAGAGCAGACCTTACAAGAGAAAGTCGTTATCAATGAAAACGGAATCCGCAAGACCGTTACGAAGCTCGAGGCGGCCGTCAAACAGCTTGTTAATAAGGCGGCTTCAGGTGACCTTGTTGCACTACGGCAACTGACAGCACTTGCCAGATCGGCCGAGGATCAAGCCGTTGACCCGCCGTCAGAAAAGCTTTCTGAATCCGATTCAAGAGTTATGCAAAACGTTCTAAAGAGAATAAAGAGTTGTGCCAAGGGAGATAGCGATGGACCTGAACAAAAAGGAATTGCAGGCGATCCTACGAACTGATTTTGTCTCGTTTGTGGAACGCGGCTTTTATGAATTGAATCCAGGAACGAAATATCTACACAACGGGCACATCGAAGTCGTCGCCGAAGCCCTGGAAGATTGTCGTGTAGGCAAGTTACGCCGACTAATCATCAATGTTCCCCCACGCTCGCTAAAATCGCATATGACTTCGATTTGTTTTCCGGCCTGGCTTCTGGGTCACGATCCCACCACCCAAGTAATCTGCGCCAGCTATGCCCAAGATCTTGCAGATAAACTAGCTGGGGACTGCCGAACTCTGATGCTGAGCAAGGCATATCAGGAGTTATTCCCAGCAACTCGTCTCGCCACCCGAAGACAGGCCGTC